ACCTGTTATAAATTATACACCCTCAAGAGGCAACGACAAGCACTCGAGGGTAAACAGCGTAGCCCCACTCTTTGAGTCGGGAGCGATATGGGCGCCCAACAAGAAGTTCGCCGAGGAAGTGATAGAGGAATGCGCGGCATTTCCGTTCGGTGACAATGATGACTACGTGGATTCAACCACGCAGGCGCTGATGCGTTATCGGCAGGGATACTTTGTCGGACTGGAAGACGATTTTGAGGACGAGGAGAAACTTAAAACAGGGGAGAGAGAATACTACTGATGGGCATAGAAGAATTATACGAAAAATACATCAAGAAGCCCGCAAAGTGGAGTGCGGGAAAATACAGTGATTTTCAGGACTGGCAGGATGCCATGGGCTACGATGACCGTTCAATAATGTTTGACATTTCAGATGCCTTGGGATTTACGGGAACGGACGCACCCGCGTTCGACCCCAAGCTTCGCGGAACGGGAAAAAAGGATTCACTGTTTGGAGTGAAGATTCCCGATATGTGGAAAAGCTATGACACGCAGAAGCAGTTCGCTGACGCCGGCATAGAAATGACTCCCGAGACACATCCAATTTTGGATAAATCCCAAAGGGCGATGAACATAGTGGCTGACACTGCCGCGTGGCCGTATAACGCCATCCAGTCAGGACTGGAATTTCTTCCGGACATACCGCACCTAACAATGACAGGGGCACAGGAAGCGCATGCCGCTCTGGATAAAACACAGACTCCTCAGGGAACGGGGGCGTGGTGGACCCAGATGCAGGATATGATTGGCACCAACCCAATAGCCAAAGCCCTAAGCTTCGGATCAGTGGTTCCAACCAACATGCAGGATGACTACAATAAGTTTTGGGAGGGCGCTTATCCCCCTATAACGGACGAGGGATATTTCGATACGGACCTCAGCAACTGGCCGCAGTACCAGCAGTATAAATCCGGAAGCGGATGGGATTCCGCCGATGACAGAATGATAGACAAGCGCGTTGACGCGACAATGAAGAACAAGCCAATTCCTCCGGGGGAGGCATTGCAGTCATTCTACACGTTCGCCAGGGAAAACATGGACAAGGAGGTGGGCCAGGATGGCATTACGGGCGCTGAATTGGTCGCTTCACCGGACGCGGTGGAATATTATTTCAAGCAGTATTTCCACAATGTTAAGGAGGCGGCAAAAGATGGTTTAAGGAATGAATATGAGTTCCAGAAGACGGGACAGAAATTCGCGGACTGGATGTCAACGAACTACCGGAATGAGATGGTCGGTAAATACGGAATGTACCCTGTCTGGGAAGGCGGAGCTAATTTTGAAGGTGGGGAAACAAGGACGCAGCTGGAAATGCTGTCGGATAACATTTCCCCCTTTGCAAGCGCTCCGGCGGAATTCAGTCTCGCCAACAAGGACTACATTAAAGAAATTAAGGAAGGAAAGACGCACTCGGAAATAGGGGAGCCCCTGGAATGGGACTACGGAGCCTACGACAAGTCGCCGGGAGTTGGAATTCCGGAGGAACACAAGAAGTGGTTTGAGTACGGCACCAAGGAGGCGGAAAAAGTTTTTGAAAGCAACCAGGCCATGGGCGCGGAACTTGCGGCGCTTTTTTATATGCGCGCACCTTTGGCCCTTCGGGGACCGATTCAAAACTGGCTGCAGACATCCAAGATAGGAAGGGTTCTAAGGGAAACGATGCCTGGACTTTTCCAGCACGGGACAAGGGCGAATTTTGGACTTCGTAAATTTGCCACAAAGACGGCAGGTGGCGGAAGAAACTGGTATTATACCGCATTGAACGTACCGGCAAAAACAATTGACTTTATACGACCCAAGGGTGGACAGATGCTGGGGGCAATCGCCCTAGGAGAGACCGGAGCCAACTGGGACAGAAATTAAATGGGAAGAAAAGTTGAAGCAGCAAAAGAATTATTAGAGACAGGACTTGGATCTTTGACCTTAAAACAAATTCGTTCTTTTGGAACGAAAAAAAAAATTAATCCCAATCAGGTAAAAATAGGAGCCGTCAAAAGCGGTCTTTATTATGATAAGGATCTACCCTTCATACATAAAATTCCTAGTGTTCAAGCTTCTGGAAAACATAAAGGGAAAAAAGATACGAAGTATAGGTTAAGATCTCAGGGTCCTGAGGATTTAATTATGGTTCATTTTTGGGAAGGCGGAAAACAAGTTTTTAAGCCTATGAAAAGGAAGGATTTAAGACCTGTAAAAGATCCAAAAACAGGAAAAACAGTATACAGACGTCACGAGGGCGATGAGAGAAAAATAAAAGCAGAAAAGGTTACCATACCTTTGTTAAAAAGGATTATTGCCAATCCTGGAGAATTCGGATTAAAAGGAACTATAAAGAATACCGCAGATATTTTACCTATTGTTAATAAAGCATTGGTAAAAGCTGGTTATAAGCCCTACAATACGCCACGAGCACTTAATGTTCATTTATTTAAGGTGCAAGGAAAACAAAGAGCTGATATTTTTAAGGGAAGTGATAGAGAAAAAGAATTTCATAGTTTTTTAAGAGAGATTAATCCTAAAACAGGAAAGCCTAGATTTAATACTATAGTTGTTTCAGAGATAAAAGCTGACCCTAGATTCAAAGATCTTAGTGATGCAGTTATAAAGGAAAGCAGATTAAGGGGAAAATTAAACAGGCCTGTTGAACCAGGATATAAAGAGTCTCCTTTGGAAAATGCACAAAGAAGGATTAAAAATAAGCTGAAGGAAAAATATCCTGATATGATAAAGGAGGAGATAGCGGCTTACAATGAGCAGGCAAGAATATTACTATATGCTCCAGAGCACAGTGCTAATTTTAGTAAACGGCTTTATAATGAAAGGTATACGGATGAAGATTTGGATACTGTTATTAGATTTATTGAGAAAACGGATATGCCGTTATTTAGAAGTGGTCAACACCCTGAGATGGAAAAGTATATGACTGAAAGGGCTATAAATCAATTACGATCGGCGTTAAGTGGTGAAACATATACTATGGGCCATACTCGCCGTCGAGCCGGTGATACTTGGTGGCTGTCAGGTTTGGAAGACGCAACAATGTCCCCACAAAAAGGAGATATTAATTTAGCGCATTTACACTTGGATAATCAATTTCAAGCAGCTATTAAAAGAGGGGATATGAAAACCGCGGAAGAAGCTTATAGAAAAATGGTTCAAAAAGGAATAAGATCTTCCATGGTAGATGAATTTGGAGAGCAGATATTTTATGGCGCTCCTCCAATAAAAGGAAAAATGGCCGAAGGCGGAATAGTCAACGGCTACTCCAAAGGAGGATCAATCAAGAAGCTTCTGGACGACACCCTCGGAATGATGTCAAGAAGAAAGTTCCTCAAGGGAATGGGTGCCACGGCCGCGCACGCGGCGATGCCAAAATCGGCCCTTAAAATTGCACCGGCGGTGATCAAGAAAGGGGCACTTAATTTCGCTCCACCATGGGTTAACGGAATGCTTTCATCATTAAAGATGGCTAAAAAAATAGACCCCTTCTCCGCTAGACGAGCTACCCTTGGACCTGATTTTGCTCTAATGGGAGGAACCTCTACAGGAAATGATGCCAAAATAATAAACATGGGAACAAAGAATATAAAAGTTTTTAAGGATCAGGAAGCAAAGATAACCTACTTTAAGATTAAGACACGTGATGAGAAAGTGGCAGATGATATTGCTGCATCAAAAGGAGAGAAGCCTGAGGGCTACTGGGACGATGTTGAGTTGAGAGAGGAACCGGGTGAAACTACCATAACTTGGAAGAACAAGGCGTATGACGGAAACGACCAGCACGTAGTCATTGACAAGGTAAACAAGGAAACAAGGTTCGTTGATGACAACTGGCACATGGAGGCCGGCGGAGAGGATATCGCGAAGGATGACTGGATTGAGTGGGCCATAACCCCAAATAAAAATGAAATTAAGGTTGCGTTGAAGAAGCCGCTAGACCAAATAGACGATATGACAGTGGACGGCTATTCTGTTAGGGACATGGACAATGAGTATTCAGGAATGTTCGAATCATACGTTGACTCCTTTTCGCCTTCTGGTAATGTGTTCGGAACTGTAAATAGAATGGTTAAAAAGATTAAGAAGAAGGACCAATTAAGACAACAGAAAAAATGGAATGATGAACAGGCGAGAAACTTAGAGGAAAAAAACATGATGGATTGGGAAGAGCAGTTCAGGGGTGGAAAAGGAATTCATGCATATGACAGAGGCGGAATAGCGCGAAGGCCAAACGCAGTCCCGCCAACATCGGGACCGGACCCATACGGAACCTTAATCAATGATTCAGTTTCGCAGATAAGGAACAACCCTTCGGAGTTCATGGGAGCGCAGTTCATACAGAAGTTCAACAAGGGAGGGTTTGTAAGAAAGAACGCCCCCAAGGTATTGGGAAAAATTACAAACTACAAACCGAAGCTGACGATGTCGGAGGTCCTAAAGGACATACAGAAGGCAAAGAAAAAGAATATGATTGGACTGACGCAGACGGAAAAAAAGGCTGCCATACTGGAGAATGTAAAACCTGAAGCACCAGGAGCGATGTTCTGGGGATCGCGTGAAAAGATCATAGGAGCGCCGTCAGAGGCCATGACCGGAACGCAGTGGCTTCAGTACATGAAGCTCGGCAAGCACGGAATACTCAATCCAAGAGGATTCCCCATCATAAAGGACATGGAGCTGAACGACACTTCACTGGCGCCGTGGCTTTCAAGGATGGGAAACAAGACAGTTTCAAAGTCTGACCTTGTGAGGCAGTTTGATGACATGGCTCCGACGATGGATGTTGTCGCGTTGGGCGACGCAACCGGCGCCAATCTTATCAGGAAGGTGTCCAACAGGATAAAGGAGATTGACACGCAGGCAATACGAAATCCGGCAATAAAGGGATTTTATGACTACCTCAAGGCCGTTATGCCGCAGCTGAAAGAGTCCACAACTTCCACTGAATCGAAGGCGATAATAAAGGCCATTGATGACATGGTTTACAATAATTTCGGAGTTCAGGACGCATTGACGGAAGGCGTTCCGCAAAGGTTCCCGTTTGAAATAAAGGAAATACTCCAGTCACTCTCCACCGCCTTAGGGAAAAGGACGGCGGGATTCAAGAAATACAGGAGATCCACCCAGCACGAGGGAACGCAGATGATGGAGGGAGGCGACAATTACCGTGAATTTCTTTTCCGCTACACTCCTGGAAGCTTGCGATCGAATGAGCCCGGATACAAATACGCGCATGACTTTAATTTAAGTGACGCGGACAGAGCTGGAGGCGTCGTTCACACAAGGACATCCGACAGAGGGGACCAGTTCGGAAGAAGGCTCCTTCACATAGAGGAGATTCAGTCCGACATGCACCAGAAGGTAAACGCCGCGCAAAGGAAAGTGAAGAAACAGATTGCTGAGTGGGAAAAAGAAGGACTTAAGCCACATGAGGCATACCTGAAGTTAAGCAAAACAAAAAGAGAGGACTTTGATAAGTTAACCGCATCGTCTAAATACGCACCGCGTGGGGACCTGAAGGAGGAAATAGGAACGGCCAACGAGCAGCACTTGGCGTTGATTGTGTCAAAGGTTGAGGACTTACTGGCCCAGCCACAAACCAAGCAAATCATGGCTAGATTGACCAAGCTTAAAAGGGAACGAACAAAGGTAAGGAAGATGATTAAGGAAGAGCAGGCGAAAATGGCTGCGGGAGACCACAGCGGAATTCCGCAGGGACCCCTAAGCAAGACGGAGGACTACAATGAATTCATAATGAAATACCTTCTTCGCGTCGCGCGTGAAGGCGGATATGACGGCATAACAATGAATACAGCGGCCGTCAAGAATAAGGGACTTAACGTTACAAACAAGGACTATAGAGGAAACCTTGTAGCCTACGGCCCAATGGCCAAAGGCGCCATGGAGAAGGCGGCGAAAAAAAGTGGTGCAAAGTTCATGAAAACATATATAATGGACGGCGATAAAAAGGTGTGGGAAGTTCCAATGATATTATTCAAGGAAAATAAGGCTGCGCAAGCCATTATTGACAAGGGCCTTCCTATCTATAAAAAAGGGGGAATAGTTAAAAAATAATGCCACCAAGAAATCCAAACAACAATATTGAAAGAGCCTTGGGTTCTTTAAATGACGCATTGGAAATAGAGCCAACAGGAGAGGAAATACAACTCGAACCTGACCAAAAGATTTCTGATCCCAATGTTGAAATAACGGAAACGGAAGCTGGAGGCGCCGATGTCAATTTTGACCCAAACTCGCCTGTCGACACAGCCGACATTCCCCATGACGCCAATCTGGCGGACTACATTGATGACACAGAATTACGTAGATTTTCAATAGATCTAGTAGAAAGTTTCGAAACGGATAAGGACTCAAGGAAGGATTGGGAAGACACCTATATCAAAGGCCTTGACATGCTCGGATTCAAATATGAAAACCGAACCCAGCCGTTCGAAGGAGCGTCCGGGGTCGTACACCCCTTACTCGCTGAATCTGTAACGCAGTTTCAGGCCCAAGCGTATAAGGAACTTCTCCCCCCAAGCGGCCCCGTACGAACTCAAGTTGTAGGCCTTTCCACTCCTGAAATTCAGGACCAGGCGAAGCGCGTGCAGCAGTTCATGAACTATCAGATTACTGATGTCATGAAAGAGTACGATCCGGACATGGACCAACTTCTATTCTATCTTCCCCTTGCGGGATCAGCTTTCAAGAAAGTTTATTATGACAGCCTGCTGAAGCGTGCTGTCGCAAAATTCATTGCAGGCGAGGATCTCGTTATAAATTACATGGCAACCGATCTTGAGAATGCGGACAGGGTTACGCACATAATCAAGACAAGTTCAAACGACATAAGAAAACAGCAGTTGCAGGGATTCTACCGCGACATTGAACTGAAAAGCGGAACAGTTGAAACAAGTGAAGTTGAAGAGAAGGTAAATACGCTGGAAGGCGTTCAAAGGGAATACAGCGAAAAGGATGAGGAACATACAATTCTGGAAATGCACGTCAACGCTGACGTTCCGGGATTTGAGGATGAAACGGGAGTCAAGCTTCCTTACGTTATTTCCATTGATGAATATTCACAGGAAGTTTTATCCATCAGAAGAAACTGGAAAGAGAATGACCCTAATTTCGCTAAGAATGATTATTTTGTACACTACAAGTTCCTCCCAGGACTGGGCTTTTACGGCTTCGGTCTTATACACATGCTTGGAGGGTTATCGCGAACAGCAACAAGTGTTTTGCGGCAATTAATTGATGCTGGCACACTCGCTAACCTTCCGGCAGGTTTCAAGGCACGGGGAATGAGAATACGGGACCATGACGAACCGTTGCAACCGGGGGAATTCAGGGACGTTGACGTTACCGGAGTTTCCATAAAGGAATCACTGTTGCCCCTTCCATACAAGGAACCGTCACAGGTTCTGTTTGCCCTTTTAGGGTTTGCGGTTGACGCCGGAAAATCCTTTGCGGCAATCGCCGACATGAAAATGGGCGAAGGCAACGAGCAGAATCCAGTTGGAACAACTTTAGCTCTTTTGGAAAGGGGAACTAAGGTAATGAGCGCAATCCACAAAAGATTGCACTATGCGCAAAAAATTGAATTTAAGCTGTTGGCAAAAGTATTTCAACTGTACTTGCCGCCGGAATATCCATATCAAGTAGTAGGTGGAAACCAAATGATTAAGCAAGCGGACTTTGATGACCGTGTTGACATCATCCCAGTTTCAGATCCCAACATATTTTCCATGGCGC